TCGAGCTCGTGCGTGGTCATCGTTCGCGCGGTCCTTCGGCCAGGCCGAGCGTGGGCTGATCGCAGATGTGTGACGCCTTCGCCGAGCGGACCCGGAGTGCAAGAGCGCCCGATCCATCCGAGTCCCTGGTGACGCGCGCTTGCAGCCTGGCCTCGACGAACACGACATCGTCACAGCTGGGGCAGGGGAGCTCGACCGAGACGACGGTCGGCGCCTCGAGCGTGTTGATCTTGATCCCGTCGACCATCTCAGTCCCTTCGTATCGGCCTGGCGATCGCGGCGTGTGGTGGATCCACACGAGCGCCGGCGGCCAGGTTGCACCGGCGATGTTCAAGACCGAGGTTGTCGAGCGTGTCGGCGCCGCCGCGGATCGAGGGGCGCTTATGTCCGAGGGTCGGGCCGTCGGGATGCAGCCCGGACAGCGTCACGTCGACCCACCGCCCACAACGCCAGCATGTCGGCCCGTCTCGCTCGATCACCGCGGCCAGCGCCCGGCGCCGGCGATGGCCGGAGCGGTGCAAGACCGACGCGCTCGGTCGTGTCACGGGCCGTCGAACGTGGCCGTCCGCCCCAGGATCAGGTCGAGCGCGCGATCGTAGTCGTCGGGGTAGAGCATCCGCGCGTCGATCGGCGCCGGCTCATAGCGATCGCCGACCGCGAACAGGGCCGCGATCCAGGCGACCTGGTCGCCGCTCGGCCGGCCGCCGTCGCCCTTCAACTCCCAGGCCAGGATCGGCGCGCGCTCTCGGCTGGGGTGCACGGCGATGATGTCCGGCCAGCCGACGTCGCCCTGGGTCACGCCATGCGAGGCGATGATGTGCATCCAGCGCCAGCCGGCGAGTTCGAGCGCGCCGGTGATCCCGGACATGAGCTCGTCCTCGGTCACGTCACGCCCCATCGCGCGAGCAGCCCGGCGCCGCCGGCGGCCGCGAACATCTCACGGAAGGACGGGCCAGCCGGGTCCGGGGGGTGGCCCGGCTGGCCCTGAGTGACGCGCCCGGTGAGAGGCCCGCCACGAATGAATTCGGCGACCCGAGCAGCCCGGGCCCGCGCCTCCCCGAGCACGCGCGCCCAGGCCACGCGATGACGGCTCGGGTCGAGCCGGGCGCCGTCGTGCCGCGTCGGGGTGCGCCAGTAGCGCCGGCCGCCGTTGGTGCCGCCCTGGTCGTCCTCGATGCCGAACAGGCCGAGCGCCCGCATCCGGGCGGTCACCCGGTACGCCTCCGAGCGGGTGATGCCGACCCGGGCGATCAGGTCGACCATCCGGATCGTGACCCGCCCGCGCGACGTCACGTCGGCCAGGTAGCGCGCGACGCGGTCCTCGGTCGGTCCGAGCAGGACGGCGCCCTTGCGGCCGCGCCAGGTGGTCGACGTCACCCGAAGATCGCCCGACAGGCCAGCCACGCGACCGCGTACATGAACACGATCCAGGCGATCACCAGCATCCACGCGATCGCGCGCTTGACGGCGCGGACCCGGGCCCGCCTGGCGGCGAGCTCGTAGGCGTGCTGCGCGTTCGGTCCTCGGCCCGTCACGGCCGGCGTCGGTGGCGCCAGGCGTCAGCTGACGGACAGGTCGCGAAGTGGCTCGTGCCGTCGCGATCGATCGGCGCGCGCTTGCCCTTCGGCGTCTGGCACCAGGCGATCGCGGTGCCACACGAGCGACAGACGCCGAGGCCCAGCAGGAGCCAGCCATCGGGCACGCTGAACGGCTCTGGTTCGGGCGGGCTGGCCAGGGTGAACGTCTCGCAGCGGCAGCCGAGCTCGTTCGGCGTGTAGACGAGCTCGGGATCGGCGAACGGGTGGTCGGCCCGGTGGAAGCCCAGGCACATCGCGTCGTCCAGGTAGGCCGGCTCGTGGGCCGCCTGGCCGTGGCCACAGGTGCAGGTGAGCTCGGCGGTCGCGATCATCCGAAGGTGACCAGGAAGCCGACGCAGGCGAGCCAGGTGGCGACCAGGACGAAGGCGGCGCCGGCGATGATGCCGATCGCCACGAGGAAGGTGGTCACGAGCTCGCGGCGACGGCGCGCAGCCTCCGCGCGTTCGAGCTCGTGACCCCATGTCGACGGCCGACGCGTCATCGGTTGCCGTCCAGCAGCCGATACTCGGCCTCGGTGATGATCGGCGCGTCGCGCTCGGTGAACGGCCAGACGTGGTCTATGATCCGCTCGACAGCCACCAGGTCGCCGGCGTCGACGTTCTCTAGCTCACGCTCGATTGCCGCAGCAGACCGGGCATCCTCGGCCAGTAGGTCAGGTGCTGCCGATAAGGTGAGTGTTGTCTTCGGGTATTCGTTCGGGGTCCCGGCGGTCATCGCGGCCCCCATCCGAGCACGATCGCGGCCGCCCGGAGCCATGAGACGGGCGGGATCTGACTGCCGCTCCCGTACTTGGTGACCGCGCTCGCCGATCGCTCGGTGCGCCGGGCGAGCCATTCGTAGGACCGCTCCTCGTGCCTGAGCGACGCTCGCCAGTCCCAGGCCAGGAGCTCGTCATCGGTCGGCGTCGTCGCCGTCCCGCCCTGAACTTCGGTGGTGTCCATGAGCACCATCCTATAGACAGTCCTGTACCGAAGTCAATACGTTACATGGGTGAAATCCGGCAAGACATCCGCTGAACTCCGCCAGCCGTCAGCGCGCGATCGCGGTCAGGCGCTGCGTCAGGCGATCCACGAGGCTCGGGCGCGGGCGGGCATCGATAGCGACACCCAGCTGGCGATCCAGGCCGACGTGCACTACGACACGCTGATGAATTGGTACAGCGGCGCGACCGTGCCGCGCCCGGCGATGGTCCGCAAGGTCGCCGCCGTCCTGGACGTCCCGTATGGTGACCTGCTGGCAGCCTATGACGGCCGACCCGCGGCCGCCGTCCCGCTGGAGAAGGCCGTCGCCGATCTGATCGTCGAGATCCGGTCCTCGGTGGTCGACGAACGTCGCGCTCGCGCCGAGATGATGCGCGCGATCACGGCGACCCTGGCCGCGTCGCTCATCTCGCCGGCGCCGGCGATCGCCACGATGGACGTGCCGGCGGTCGACCCGCGGCCGCGCGCCGGCAACGGGGCAGGGAGCAGATAGAACGCTCGTTCACACCGGCCTGTGGACGGCCTGTGGATAAGTGTCCTGACCCTATACGTCTGACGACGGGAACCAAGAGACGACGGACGGCTTAGAGGCCGCCGTCGTCCCCCGAATGGTGAAGGGTCAGGACACTCTCACCGTAGCTGCGACGATCAGCCTGGCGGGGTCGTGGTCTCCGGCGTCGCCTCGACGTGCGGGGCGCCGATCGCGTCCAGGCGAGCGTTGGCGACCGATGCCTGGCGCAGCGGTTCCTTGTGGCCGTTGGCGACGACCGCCGAGCCGAAGACCGCGCCGATGACGATGTACGCGACCGGGCCGAGCCCTGGCGGCTCGACGATCCGGCCGTCATAGCCGAGCGGCGGCGCGATGACGATCAGGAGCTCGATCAGGCCCCACAGCCCGATCACGAGGATCGCGCTGATCGCCGCCACCTTCGGCGCGTAGCTGCCCAGGGGTGAGTTCACAGGGACCTCCTACAGGTTGACCGCGACGCGCGGGATCTGGCGCGTGACCGCGAACCGGAGCCCGGCGCCCGGGACGCCGGTCGCGTCGGCGAAGACCTCGGCCGCGTGCCGGATGACCGACGGCTTGTACCAGTGGGCGGCGTCGCAGAGCGGGTTGTTGGCCAGGATCCCGCGGCCGGCGCGATAGGCCTGGAGCAGGATCATGTGGCCGGTCCGGCTCGAGCTACAGTCGTGGAGCTCGGCGTTCTCGACCTGGAGGATGACCCGGCGGTCCTGGTTGAGCCGGGCGAACAGGGCGCCCCAGGCGTCGCCGGTGTTGTCGACCATGCCGACGATCCGGAGCCCGCGCAGGACCGCGAGCACCTGGGGGATGTTCAGCCCCGGCGACGCGGGATCAGGGTGCGGCTCCGAGCTCAGCGCGCGGAACGTCTCCTGGGTGAGCCGGACGGCGCCGAAGGTGACCGCGTCGGCTGTCATGCAGCCGACAGACTCGCTGCACGAGATCAGCTTGCCGCCGGCCATGACGTGTTCCTTGACGTGGTGCGGGCGATAGATCCGGGCGACGGTGGTCATGGCGTCGGCGCCCCTTCGATGGTGCTGTCGGGCAGGTGGCCGGCGTCCTCGATGTCGTCGTCGTGCTCGCCCACCGAATCGGCGTTGACGTCGTCGGGGTCGGCCGCGACATCGTCGTCGGCGTCGACCGGGAACAGCGGGTCGGTCATTCGTGCACCTCCTAGAAGTTCGACTCGTCGAGCAGGACAACGACCGACACGGTCGCGTTGGCGATCGCCGTCAGCTGCTTGAGCGCGACGCCGTTGGCGACGCCGGCGGCGATGATCGGCGGCTTCGATCGCGGTCGGTCGAAGTCCCAGACGGCGAACGGCTGGACCCACTGATTGCCGGCCGTCAGGGTCTGTTCGTAGAGCGCCGTCCCGCCCCACAGGAGGGCGCCCTCGGTCCCCTTGACCGTCGGCAGGGTCATCGCGGTCGCGCCGGCGGCCGCGTCGGACGGGTCGAGTGGGTTCGGCGTGATCGCCGTGCCGCCGGTCCCGGCCGTCGTCAGGCGGACCAGCTGGAATGCGCCCAGCGAGACCGCGGTCGCGGTCTGGTGCAGGTAGACCGCGATGAGCCGGATCCGGACCTTCAGCGAGGCGCCGGCCATGATCTGCATGAGATGGCTGTTCGCGGTCGCGGTCGAGACCGAGGCCTGGGCATGCTGGACGGTGTAGCTGGCCAGGTAGTTCTCGCCGAGCAGGACGACCTCGTCCTCGACGGTGTTCGCGCCGATCGTCCGGGCGAACGTGTGGAGCTTCTTGCCCGAGCCCTCGGTGACCTGGACGAGCGATTCAGCCATCGGTGGATCCTCCGATCATGAGAGCGTCGACCGGGTCAGCCGGCGGAGGAGCAGGGCGGCCGTCGGCGGCAGGGCGCCGTACCGGACGCGCCAGTTCTCGCGCCCCGACGCGTTGTAGGTCTTGTCGATCGCCATGATCGTGTAGTCGCCGGTCGCGCCGGTGTTGGGCGACGTCAGCGTCAGCCGGCCGCCCGGATGGACGCCCGTGACCGCAGCGAAATCGTCCTGGCTGATCTCGCCGGCGACGACCGCCTGGGCGCCGGCGAAGATCCGGGCGGCCCGGCTGTACTTGTCGGCGAGGGTCAGGACCGACGTGTCGGTCAGGGTGACGATCCGGCCGGGCAGCCCGGTCCCGTCCATGACCACGCCGGTCCCGGCCGCGGTGCCGCCGACGACGTACACGCCGCGGACCACGCCATCGCCGTCGACCGTCGAGCTGCCGTCCTCCGGCCTGGTCACGGTCAGCGTCGCGTAATCGCTCGGGACCTCGGTCACGCCGCCGCTCAGCCAGCCGCGCAGGCCCAGGTAGAAGTCGACCGTGACGAACGCCCGCCAGCCCGCCGCGTGGCCGATCTGCGACGCGGCCGACAGGTCGCAGACGTACTGGATCGCGTTCCGGAGGGTTCCGGCCGGGATCGTGACGCTGGCCAGCGGCAGCGGGAACGAGTTCTCGAAGGTCGACAACGGCAGCGCCTGGGATCCGCGGCTGCCGCCGGTCGGGTCCACGAACGCGCGGAGCGCCACACCGGGCGGCCAGAACGCCCGCGCGCAGAGCGCTTGGATCAGTTGCTCGGTCGTGATCGCGATGACGCTCAGGTCGATCGTGAGCGCCGGCGAGATCGCCCAATCGAGCACGGCTTCGACGCCAATCGCCTCGACGGTGATCTGGCGGCCGGTGCCGAACGCCGGCACGGTCGCCGGCGTCGTCAGCCAGCCACGAAACTCGGGCGTCCCGGCGACCAGGTCTTCGTAGCGGACCTCGTCGCCGGCGGCGAAGACGAGCTCGGCGCCCGGGTCGTCGACGGTGAACCGCATCGACGACACGCCGCCTGGGCCCGCCTCGTGGACCTCGATCGTCTCGATCGGCACGCCGTACAGGCCGGCGCCCGAGCCCGGCTCCTTGATCACGTCCAGGCCGTTGACGTACAGCCCGTAGGCCCGCGCCGAGTGATCGGTCAGGGCGGCCGCCGTGACGGCCGCGAGCGCCATCAGCGCGCCTCCGTCGGCGCGGCCCGGGTGAGCCGGACGTACAGGCCGCGCTCGACGACGTCGACCAGCTGCGATTCGGTCACGCCCACCAGGCGGAGCGCCATCCCGCCGGCGCCCGGGCGGTCCGACGTCGGGTCGACGGACGAGCCGGGCGGCAGGCGGACGATCTCGGGCCCGAGCTCGCCCACGCGCGCCAGGCCGCCGGTGAACGAGCGGACGCCCGACGCGAAGTGCGGGATGTCGATCTGGGGCAGGTCGACCGTGACGCCGCCGCCGGTGATGTGGAAGGGCCCGATGTCGAGCTTCAGCGAGCGGAACGCGTCGCCGACGATCCGGGCGACCTGGCCAGGCAGCCCGGCCAGCCCGCCGATGATCGTCCGGACGAGATCGGCGCCCAGACCGGCCAGCATCATCGGGAGCCGGAGCCAGAGCGTGACCATCAGGTCGATGTAGGTCCCGACGGCCTTGACCACGAAGTCCCAGGCCGCGCCGAATGCGGCGCCGACGACCTTGGGCAGGATGCCGAGCGCCGTGCCGAGCGCGCCGGCGATCGTCCCGACCAGCCCGGTGACGAACCCGATCGCCTTGTTCCGGATGTCCTCGTTGACGATCAGGATCGCGACCGCGGCCACCAGGGCGGCGACCAGGATGACCGGCAGCGCGGCCATGCCGATCGGGATCGCCGCGGCGATGATGCCGCCGGCGGCCGAGCCGAGCGCGCCGAGCGGCCCGGCGATCGCGCCGATGATCGTCGAGCCGGCGAGCTTCTCGATCAGCTGGCCGCCGAAGTTCTCGGCCAGCTGGCCGGCCATGTAGGCGCCGGCCATGAGCAGCGTCGGCGTCAGGTCGCCGCCCTGGGCGATGTTCTCGACCGAGTTGCCGATCGCGTTGGACAGCGCGGAGCCCATGCCGCGGAAGGCGCCCGTGATCCTGCCGGCCACCTGGCCGGCTTTCGAGCCGACCTTATCCAGGTCGGCCGCCAGGGCCGACGTCGCGCCCTCGGCCAGGTTGGTCGCCTTGTAGACGAGCCCAAGCACCGCCTCGCGATCGCTCACTTGATCACCACCGGCGGCGGGCCGGTGACCTCCAGCGTCGAGAGCGCGTCACTGAAGTCGTCGGCCGGCCATTCGTCGACGGCCGCCGGCGACTGTGCGTAGCGGGCGGCGACCACCTGGCGGGCGACCCGGTAGGGGAGCCGGGTCGGCTCGCCGTCGCGGTATCGCCTGATCGCCGCCCTCATCGGTTTGGGAGTTTGCCGATCGCGTCGAGCGCGTCGCCGGCGACCGCCAGGAGCCCGCGGTACGGGTCGACGTCGGCCATCGTCTCGGCGAGCTCCCCGTCGGCGCCCGGGAAGTTGTGGTCGACGATGATCACGTCGAGCGCGACCATGATCCGGTCGATCGACCCGGACTGGAGATCGGCCAGGACGCGCGCCGGGAAGTCCGCGCGGGCCGTGCACGACCAGCCCGCGAACTCCCCGGCCGCGACCGTGACGTCGACCGTCCGCGGCGCCGGCCGGCCGGCCGGGCGCCTCCTGGCCCGGGTCACGGGATGGCCGCCATGCTACAGACGAGCGTCGGGCTGATCAGCGGGTTGGTGCCGTCGTCGAGCAGGTTCGCGCTGATCTTGTAGAGGTTGATGCCCTCGGTCTCGGCGCCGATCGGCACCACCTTGCTGTAGGCGACCGCGAAATCGAACTGGAGCGAGGGGAACGACCCGCCGAGCACCACCGGCGACGTGTTCTTCAGCCGGATGTAGTCGGTCGTCTGGGCGAGCCATTTGTCGTAGAACTCGCTGATCGCAAAGGCCGTCGACTCGACGGTCATGTCGAGGGTCCCCGCGAACGACGTCTCGACGTGCTGGCTGCCGTACAGGTTGCCGTCCTGGTAGTGGCGCCAGATCAGGCCGGTCTCAAGGGCCAGCTTCCAGTCGACCAGGAGGTTCGTCTGGACGGCCGCGCCGGCGAGACCGCCGAACGTGGCCGCAAACTTCGACGTCCAGAGATCGCCGACGATCTTGGGCGAGCTCGCGGGGTCCGCCGGCGTCGCCTTGGCGGTCTTCACTGCCCGCTGGCCGAACGCCTCGGCCGTGAATTTGGTCACCTCGCCGAGCGCCGCGGCGAGCGACCAGCGCCGCATCATCGCGTATTGGATGCGGTAGTTCTGGGTGTCGTCGCCGACGTCGAGGCTGAACGCCTCGGGGTTGTTGGCCGCGGTCATCGACGGCGCGCCCGTCCAGGTCTTGTCGGCGGCGCCGCCGACGCCGGTCATGCCGCCCTTCAGCTGGGTGAGCGGCCAGACCATGTCGTCGAACGTCGGGTCGCCGGCGATCTTGAGGTTCACGTCCTCGGCCTGCTGGGTGACGCGGTAGACCGTCGAGCGTCGGCCGCGGTTCTCCGACGTGTGGAAGTTCAGCGACGGGTCGACGTCGAGCACGCCCGTCGCGTCGCCGAGCCACTTTCGGGTCGGCGCGACCGGGGTGCCGCGGACGGTCTCCTTGCCGAAGTTGAGGTAGGTGAAGTCCTGGATCCCGGGCATGGTCAGATCCCTCCAATGTCAGCTGCGAGCTCGGCGACGATGCGATCGCCGGCGGTCGCGAGCTCGAGCTCGGCGACGTCGACGGAATCGTCCAGGACCGCCGCCACGAACGGATCACCGCGGGTCCCGGGATGGTGCACACGGGCAGCGAACGAGCGGACCCGGCCGCCGACGCGCGAGCCGATGGTCAGGGCCCGTGGGCGGATCGGCGCGATGTCGTGGGCCCGCGACCCGCCGACGATGATCGGCACGATCGACCCGCCGGCGTGGACCCGGACGATCGTCCCGAAGTCGGCGCCCGTGTCGCGCTCGGTGATCTGGTCGATCATCCGCCCGGTCCGCTTGTGGCGGCCGGCCCGCCGACGCATGTCGTCGAGCGCCTCGGCGCCGATGTCCTCCAGGGCGGCGCCCAGGATCGAGCCGGCGATGTCGGCGGCGAGCTCCAGCGCGTCGGCGGCGTGGCGGAAGTCGCGAGCGTCGACGTCGAAGGTCATGACGCCGCCCACGGCTCGGACGTCACGGCCGCGACCACGAGCTCGATGCCCGAGAACTCCTGGCCGCCGAACCGCATCGCGCCGATCTGCCAGGACATGACCGCGGCCCGGGTGACCGTCCCTGACAGCGTCGTGGCCACCTTCAGCCGGTCGACCAGGACCGTCGCCCACTGGCGCAGCTGGACCTCGTCACGGGCGAGATCGACGCCCAGAGCGAGGTAGAACCGGACCCGGAAGGTCGCGACGCCGATGCGCGTCTGGTTGCCGACCCGGCCGAGCTCGCCGTGGTCCGTGAAGACCAGCACCGCCGGCAGGGGACCGAGCTCGTTGGGCAGGTTGGCCGTCGCCTCGCGGACGTCGGTCAGGCCCGCCGGCGCGGCCGGGGTCGCCACGCCGCCGGCGAACCGGGCGGCGAGCGCGGTCGCGATCGCGTCGAAGTCGGGCATCAGGCCATCCCGTCGACGGCCCGGAAGCGCATGACGGTCGCGCGCTGGGGCGAGCCGGCACTGAAGAACGTCGCCCACGGGTAGACGGCCCGATCGTCGGCGCCGATCGCCGTCGAGCTCGGCTTGCCGCGGGTCGCGTAGGCCGCCACGACCGCGTCGATCGCGACCTCGACGATCGCCGGCGGCGTGGCCGCGAACCCGAAGTCGCCGACGATCCGGGCGCCGTTGCGGACGGTCCGGAGCACCGGGGTCGAGCCGAACAGGACGATCGTGTCGCCTGGCCAGCCGACCCGACGGTCGATCGGCGCCGGCCGGATGGTCAGGCCCGTCGCCGGCGTGATCGCGGTGTAGGTGCCGCCGCTGTCGGGCTGGTCGCTCGTGGCGTAGCCGAAGCTCGTGATCGCCCGGATCCCGCGGCGGATGTAGACCAGGTTGCCGTAGGTCGTGTCGACGACGTAGGTCGCGCCGGCGTCCGGCACGAGCTTCCGGTGGGTCGCGTCCTCGATCCAGTCAGAGACGCCGTCGATGAGCTCGCTGATCAGCGCGTCATCGGCCGCGTCCGTGATCCGGAGTCGTGTCTTCACTTGTGCCGTCGTGCACAGCTGGTCGGCCACGATTGACCCTCGGTAGATGCCTGGCCGGCGCCGGCCACACAGCGACGCCGGCCAGGGGGGAGGATCAGGCTGCGGTGACCTTCAGCGAGCCGAGCCGGGTCCCGACGACCAGGTAGGCCCAGATCCCGACCCGGACCGCCTGGGGGCCGACGACCTGGTCGTAGCTGAACTGCGCGATCGCCGACTCGTAGATCACGAAGTCGCTCGGGACGCCGAACACGCAGACGTTGACCGTCGACGCCCACGACAGGCGCGTCGCCGCGCCCAGGACGTCGGCCTGGATCCCGCCGCGAGCGACGGACCCGTCCGAATTCATCTGGCCGATCATCGGCAGGAACGGCCGGCCGGTCGTGTCGCCCTGGGCCAGCAGGACCGGGAACAGCGCCGACGGGATGAAGGCGCCCTCGGCCGGCTTGAATCGGGTGCCGAAGTAGTTCACGACGTTGGCCAGGACGCCGGCGTACGGGGTCGCCGCGGTGACCGCGACGCCCGACGCGGTCGAGCCGGCCTCGACGGCGGTCTTGATGACCGTCTCCGACGCCTGGCCGTAGGCCTCGATCAGATCCTGGAGGATCATGCTCAGGGCGGACGGGTCGGCACCGTCGAGCGTCTGGCGCGACACGTCGGTGTAGGCGCCATACATCAGCGGTGTGGCCGTCACAGCGGTCGAGGCGAAGTCGGTCGAGCTCAGGGCCGCGCCTTCGGCCGACTGCACGGCGACGGCGGTCGACGTGGTCACCTTCGGGAAGATCCGCGGCCGCGCGTCGGCGATCGGGAACCGGTTGTAGAAGTCGCCCATCGGACGACCCTTCAGGATCCGGGGGGTGAGCAGACCCGGAACGTAATCGTTCGGGTAGGCGCCCGGGATCTCCGAGCTCAGGACGTCGCCGGCGCGGCTCACGAGCTCGCCGGACGGGCCCCAGGCCGTCGAGCGCTCGATCGCCGCGGCGAGCTCGGCGACGTGCGAGTTGTGGCGCGCGTAGCGCTCGCCGGCCTCGGCGTCGCCGCGGGTGGCCATCCAGCCGTCCCGGAGGAACGAATGCGGCGAGCGCGGGCCGTAGACCGGCTCGCCGCGGGTGACCCGGATGCCGGGCACACCGCCGGCCGGCGCGCTCCGACCGAGCTCGCTGATCGTCTCGCGCTCGGCGGCCGCCCGCTGGCGGTCCTCGGCCGCACGATCGACGTCGACCGTCACGCGCGTCCGGTGGGCGCCGCCCGGGCCCGTCCCGGCCGCCGGCGTCGCTGTCGGGGCGCCCGCGGCGTCCGGGGCGTCCTCGTCTTCGGTGGGCTGATCGTCGGCCGCCGGCGCGGTCCCATTCGGAGCAGGCATGTCATCCTCCGCTGCGGCCCTGACGGCCGTGATCTGTGCGCCCTCGTAGGCGCCCTGGGGAACCACCGTCACGCGACGGATGTCGATCGCCGTCCGCTCGATCACGCCGTCTTCACGACGGCGCTCGGCGACCGGCCTGAACTGGACGGACATGTCGGCCAGGACCGGCGGCCCCTCGGTCGCGTCCGTGAGTCCGAGGAGCTCGTCGCCGGCGGCGGTCCGAGCGACTCGGAATCGCATCCACAGGCCGCCCTCGCCGGCGTCGGCCGCGATGCCGCGGCCGGCCAGCCTGGAGCCCTCGTGGGTGTTGTATGCCCGCGGCGGCTCGGTCAGGTAGTCGAGCAGGACCGAGCCCGCCTGGACCCCATCGACGGCGCTCCGGGCGATCGCCTCCCGGTACATCGGGCCGCCGGGCGAATCGCGCACGGTCGCGACCGTGTCGAACGGGACCACGACGCCCTCGATGATCCGCTCGGACGCGTTGACGTCGGCGCGGGCGACCAGGGCGCCGCGGTAGGACCGCTCGATCAGTCGGTCGGGCATGTCAGCGACCGAGTCCCGGTTCCATGAGCGGCCCGCCGAGCTTGGGGAGCTCGCTCTTGTTGGCCTCGGCGACGGCCTTCTTGACGGTCGCCTGGCGGTGGAGCTCGGCCTCGCGCGCGCTGGCGGTCGCGGCGTCCCTACCGGCGGTCGGCGCCACCGGCTCAGCCGGCGTCACGGCCGCTTCGATGGCCGCCTGTTCCTCGGCCGCGAGCTCCGCGGTCGTCTTGGTCTTATCTGCGCTGGCCATGATCGGACCTCCTACGCTGGGGTGGCGGCAGTCGCCGCCGTGGTGACCGCGACCGCCTGGCCACCGGACACCGGGGGCAGGCCGAAGCCGTATTTGCGCGCCTCATCCACCGACACGATCGGGGCGCCGGTCAGCGCACTCCAGGCCGTCGCCCGGCTGGCCAGGTCGCCCTGGAGGATCCGGGCCGGGTCGAGCGCCATCCGGCGGCCGCCGATGTAATCGCCGGGGAGGACCTCGCTGATCGCGTCCTCGACGGGGCCGATATAGCCGCGGAGGCAGTAGCGATACAGGTCGATCGCGTCGTTCTCGACGTTGCTGTAGGTCTCGCTGTCGCCCGCCGGCGCGTTGAGGATCCGGGTCGGCATCCCGAAGTAGCGGCCGATCTCGGCGTTGATCTCGCGCCGCGCCTCGGTCGCGCTCTCGGTCGTCGGGTCGGCCCCGAACGGCTCGGCGTGGGCACCCTTGCCGAACACCGCGGGAGCCCCGGTCGCACGTCGATCCATCCAGCGCTGGCCGATCCGCTCGGCCTCGGGGTCGTCGATCTCCTGATCGCTCGTGATCACGGTGTTGGTCGGGCCGCCGTTCTGCCAGTAGCGGCTCATGTGCGTGTCGGCCGCCAGGTAGGCGGTGAACTGGCGGCGCGCCAGGTCGAGCAGCGAGCTCAGGCCGTCGGACACGTCCGGGAACGGCGCGCGCTCGATGATCGAGAGGTACTCGGCCGGGATCGTCTGGCCGGCCACGTCGTAATTCGCCGGGAAGGTCAGGCCCCATGGGTCGGCCGCGAGACCAGGCTGGATCGCCGACGGCGGCACCGGCAGGAGCGACCAGGGTGTCCCATCCGAGGCCGACCCGCCGACGTGGAGGCAGTAGGCCCGATTGAACAGCGCCTCGGTCGCGACGACGCGCCACGTCCACCAGCGCCGGGTCCGGAGCGCGAACGGCCGGCGGACCAGGCGCGAGCTCTCGAGGAGCTCGTCACCACGCCACTCCTGCCAGGGCATGTCGGCGATCGTGTCGGCGATCAGGGTGACGCAGCGCCAGACGGCCGAGAGGCCGAGGACCGACCGCCCGTCGAGGTACGGCGTGTCGACGACCGGCATCGACCGGGGGGTCATCGTGGCCGTCGATCCAGATCCCGTCCGCCCGAGCAGGAGATCGACAAAGCTCACGGACCGGAACGATAACCCGAAAAGACCCACCTGTCACTAGGTATTCGCCCTAGGACGGCCGCTGCGGCCCGGACGAGCGCGAGTGGGCCCTACCTCCGGTCGCCGGGGGAGCGCGGCAGGACGGCCCGGCGCTGTCGGGCTCAGACGTGGATCTGGTGGCCGACCTTCCGCGCCTCCGGGGCGATGGCCGCCCAGGCGGCCCAGGCGGCCGATCGGACGGCGTCGATCTCGCCGACGCTGTCCCGGATGCTGAAGTACCAATCGCCCTCCAGCGAGCCCGACGGGCGGGCGGCCCGGATCTGCTGCGCGAACAGGGGATCGACCTCATGGGTCAGCCGGCCGCCGATGAGCTCGGACCGGAACAGCGTCGACGCGGCGCGGATCTGGCGCGGCCCGAGCTCGACCGCCGGGACCTTCAGCGCCTCCGCCGCGGCCTTCAGGTGCGGGGCGGCCGCCGCGGCCGCGCTGTAGGCGATCGCTGACGGCTTCCAGTCGCCGACCAGGCGGCGGACCAGGTCGACCAGATCGGCCGGCGGGATGCTCGCCTGGCCGGTCCGCGCGCTGTCGAGCTCGCCGGCGACGCCGACCCACACGCCGACGTCGGTCTCGATGGCCACGACGACCGATGCTCGCCGCCAGGTCGGCACCGTCTCGACGCCGAAGACGATCCGGCCGATCGCCGCCTCGGGCTGGGCGGCGTCGCGCGCCGGCCAGGTGCCCGGCGGGAGCCATTCGTCGGCGCCCTCCGACCAGAGGTTGAGCGTCTCGGCGAGGTACTTCTTCGGGGTCAGGCTCCGGATCGACGCCGCGACCGGGCCGATCGGGATGCGGCCCTCGGCGACCGCGGGGTTGGCCTGGCGGATGGCCAGCGGGTCGTCGGGCGCGAGCTCGTCATCGGCCGCATACCAAGTCATCCCGAACCCGTCGGCCGGCTCGACGCCGGCGATGATCCGCAGCCCGCGCTCCCACCAATCGCGGAGCAAGACCGACGAGTCGTCGCCGGCCGAGCTGATCGCGTAGATCAGCGGCTCGGGCCGGGCCCGGGTCGTCGGCTCCAGCGCCGCCCAGGTGTCGTAGTTGCGCTGGGTCCGGACCTCGTCGAAGACGCCCAGGTCGACGCTGAACGTCCGCAGCGCGTCGCGCGCCTCGCGGCTGGCCGTGTGGTACTCACGGTGGCGGCCGAACATGTCCGACCGGATCCCGAGATACCTGGTCAGGGCCAGCGATCGCGGGTTGCGCTTCTTGACGTCGGCCAGGTCGGCCAGGACCGCGGTGTACGGGACCCGCGCCTGGGTCCGATCGTGCGCGATGCCCATGATCAGCGACCAGTCGGGCATCTCGGCCGCGGTCAGCGCCCAGCCGATCACCGAGCGCACGCCGCCGGTCTTGCCGTTCTGGCGGCCGGCCGACGTCAGGTACATCCGGTGGGCCAGGGTGAAGTCGGCCCGATAGGCGAGCGCCCGGTTGATCGCCCGGCGCTGCCAGACGTCGAACCGGATCCCGAGCTCGGTCCGGGCGAACGCCTCGACGTCGGGGCCCCAGGACCCGACGACGTCGCGGGGGAGGGGAGTCTGCCAGCGTGGCGGCAGCGGCGGCCGCCGGCGCGCGGTCACCCGAAGTCGGGTCGGGCCCGCCTCCGCCTGGTGACCGCCGGCGGCTCGGGCGGCGGGGGAGGATCGACGTCGTCGCCGAGCGCCCGGGCGATGCGGTCGCCGAGCGTCACGAGCGCCGTGCGATCGGCCAGGCTCGGCCGCACCATCGCCGGCCTCGCTTCAGGGATCGGGCCAGCCGGCGCCGGCTTGCCCGCCAGTTCGACGATGACCAGGTCGAGCTCGGCCCGGAGCGCGTCACGCCAGGCGGCCAGGCGAGACGCCGTCTCGGGCGAGGTGGCGCCGTCGGGTCCGCGCTTGCGGTGTCGGCGGCCCTGGTCCTGGGCCCGGCCGGCCGACTCGTTCGTCACCTCGACGATCCGCATCAGGAACGTTTGCGTTCCGACGCAAATAGACCCGATCGGGGCACCGTTCCACGCTGGACGGGTCGAAGACCCGGCGCCAACGTGGCACAGAAAAAAACGGGGTCGATCACTTGTCGACGACTCCGCGCGCGACGATGATCCGCGGGGTCGCCGACTGCCGGGCGATCCAGGCCCGAGCATTGAGCAGCATCCAGGCTGCGATCTCGTCGATCTCCTGGTTCGTGACGTCAGTCGGCAGAGCCAGGACACATGGCCTCTGCGTGGATGAGATCAGGACCGGGATCTCGGTCATCGGCGGCCAGGCTGGATCGGCCTCGACGGAGTCGATGGCGGCGGCGATCGGATCGGTCATGACATCAGCGCCCGGAGCTCGGCCCGCGCTAGATCGAGCAGAGGGAAGATGTCGTCGGCGAGCATCACGGCGATGCGCTCGTGCTGGTGGTCGGTCACATGAACGCAGACCATGATCCCGACAGCGAGCGTGCCAGTGTTGTCGACCCGAGCGATCGCGCGCTCATCGTGGATGGGCTGGCCCGGTCGCACGCCGGGGCCGCCCGCTTCCACAATCTGCTTGCCCACGATGACGCCGAGGACGTGGGTCACGCGAGACGCCATAGGC